CTTAAACCTGTTCCTAACCATCTTTTTCGTTCATCACCAACCGCCCCTTCTCTCGTCGGTTTGGCCAAGCCTTTAGGCAAGTCTAATATTAATACGAAGCGTGCTCAGAAGATACGTGGTTCTGCCCGATCTAAAGCAAACCAAGGGTTACTTCCCAGCACGGCGCCAGTTTTTGAATTCTCGCCCAAAGTCTTTGGTCCGGACTTACCCCCCCCCTCCCACTCTCCTCTTCCGCCTAAGTGTCCTCCTCAGAGACTTGGTTGTCCTTCGGTTCGTAACTATCCCTCAGAGACAGAACGGTTGTCGTCAGGTCTCAATGAACCAGCTTTAGTCCTTGAGTCACGCTTTGAGCGTCTCCGTAGACTAGCTGTTCGAGGTGTGTCGTGTGTTACGGCCGCGAATGCGATCTGTGCAGCTGGTATCGGCGCTGCCGCACTAGCCTCGGGTATCCAGATTTCTTCTGTGGTGCCTGCGACAGGTGTGGCGGTGGCTGTTAATGCAGGTGCGGCTCTGTATGCATATCTTTCGTCACAAGCTCCAGAAGATATGAATACACCGATGCAGCACTGTCAGGCCCTAGCTGTGAAGTGGAAGGTACCGATAGAGTTAGTCGTTTTTGCTTGCTCCAGGACTGTGATGAGCCGCAAGGACGCACCCGTTTGGCGTGAGTTAGTGAAAGTGGTCCAGAGTTATGCTCGTGATGAGTTGGAGTATAGCCCTAGCGAAGTGGGACCATTCGCCTCAGCCGCGGTTGCCGCCGCCATGGATAGTAACCCGTTCGAGCAGGTGTTTTTGCGCTTGGATGCTGCCGCTCAAGGCAGAATGGCTGCGATGGACAAGATGGCCCGCACAGGTGTAATGCCTGGAGGTGGGTCACTCCCTGAAAGTTAGGGGGCTCCGGCGATTGTCGGTGGGTTCTGTGCTTATCCCTCAAAGCTCGTGCAAGCGGCTGAGGGGTGCAGAATCACCCACACACCGACATTCCCGGAGAAGTCAGAGCACACCCGAAGGAACTGTTTTCTGGCAGTTCCTGATTTTGACGGGGTGCTCACACCAGTGCAGCATCATAATTGTATTCATAATTTAGTCATTGGTGTGACCAACAGAGTTCTGGGTGAGGTTCCTCTCCCTACGCGTGAGGGCCTCGAACTACTTCAAAGTGTGGTAAAAGTAGTTACTCGGAGACTTCCTAAAGTCTCCCCCGATCCATATGGTGTTTTACCTACATACTACTCAGGAGCTAAACGAGCAGTATACCAGCGTGCTACTAACTATTGTCTAGATCATGGGGTGACTAGGCGTGATAGTTGGATAACTTCGTTTGTTAAGGATGAGAAGGTTATGGTTAAGAGTTTAGCGAAAGCTAATCCAGACCCTCGCATAATACAATTCCGCGATCCGCGTTATTGTGTTGCTGTGTCTAGATTCTTGAAACCTATAGAACATCATCTTTATGAGTTGTCCTTTAATAGCCCTGGCTTGCCGAGA